AGCACGGACTGGAGTGAGGCGACCGACTATATGTCGCATACCACGGCCATTTGGGTTTGGGAAGTCATCCTACAGACTGTAAAAAAGGTAGATCAGGCACCCCTTGGTATACTCAGACTTGCAGCCACCATCCACACGAGTAACAGGTGGATTTGTGGCGTGACAAGACATGGGTTATACATGGATGATATTCACGTTACAAAACGTGGTATATTCATGGGTGACTATCTAACCAAGACAATTTTAACAGTCCTACAAGATATCTGCGCACGACAAGCTAAGCTTATGGTGTACAGTATTGTAGGGGATGACTTCGTAGCCCTGGGGGACGAGTCAAATTTAGAGCTTTATCTAGCAGCGGTGTCCGAGACCGGAAATCAAATTTCCGTCAAAGATACATATATTTCTAAGAAGTTTATGTTCTACTGTGAGGAAGCCTGTCTAGTTCCAAGAACGACAGTCGACCTACCAGTTGTATCCATCAAGAGATCAAATCCCAAGATTGGATACATTGATGTACCTCGGATACGTTTACTGCTACCTACCACGGTAGAAACCGGCATCTTCTCCAGCACGCAAATTGGCAAGTTCTCCTTACTTGGTAAGGAGTCGCGCTGGGTGAATGCGACCCACACCAATCTTCGAAACCTGTTTGACAGGGCGAGTATATTGCAGCACATCCTTCTCCCTAGGGAGAGTGAGACACACTGCCCATATACTCCGATCGAAATTGGTGGCGATGGGTCATTCACGAAAGATGCGGATTTCTTCAAGAGATTGATTGAGAAGAAATCGAGACTAACGTCTGAGACGTTTTTCCGAATCTCTCAACTTTACCGCAACCGTGGAGGGTTTAGATTATTATGCCATCCGTCACTCAACCAAGTGGTTACAAAATTTAAAATGATGACACCCACGGTTGAGAAGCTTCGGCAGTACCTTCCTGATGAGGTCGTCGTAGATATTGATGAATCAAATTCATCGCTACGATCGTTGAAGGTCAAGGGTTTCTTAGAAACACCTCAACACTTCCTCTTCCGGATGGTAAAAGAGGCCTATTATCGCGCATGCTTGAGTGGTATCGCATACGGTGATCTTCCAAAATTGGAATTTCTACCGGTCAACAAGGAGTTTAACTCCGGGGGTCAAACCCCCTATACCAATCTCGCAAGCTTCCTTAGCCATTGGGTAAATCCGGGTTTCCGGTTTACCAATGAGGACAAGTACTTAGTACGTAGCGATTTAGCCCCTTTTCATGACCACCTTCACATCGGACTCGACTTTAACTCGGGTAATCGTTGGACGAAAACCCAAGACATGTATCTCTGGATTCATGCACAAGGTTCGATGTTAGATGGTAGTTACGCCGATATTCTAGAAATGATTCAGTCTGGCGGTAAAGGACTCCCTCTCAAGTTAAAAGAGAGAATGCACTTATTCATAGAGTCAGACTCTATGATTAAGGAGGCATTCACGAGGGAGTTACCAGCCCATGACAATGTAGTCTTGGTATCCCGTGACCTGCGTCTCGCTAGCGAGCTTGTAAGGCTCGCCGACGCAAGAGGCCGGGATATCACCGTTTACTGCTTTCCCCCTGCGTTCTACTTAGTAGGACGGCTGGATGAGGTAATGACAGGAGACTACACAACCATTGAAGACTCTGGCGCCATGACTTATGAGGACATGGTTCATTTCACGGATGGTGAAGCTCCCGAGTGGATTTTTGATCCACTCGAAGTCAGGGGTACAAGGTACCCCAATGTAAAGGCTGTTGCACAGGTTTAACACACCACAGACACTCAACTAAGTTGAGGGTACTAGGGGAAGCTTAGCTGTCCCGGTACCGGTTTGATGCCTGGGTTTAGA